AATAGATTAGCCGGACTTAATAGTTTGCTTGATTGCACCACCGTCTGCAAGATCCCTTGCCAGTAATTGGCGATATTTACTCTCAACAAACTGACCAAGCTCCTGGCCAAACTGTTGTGCAGCAGGGGCATCTGTAGTAGTTGTAGTTCCACTATCAGAGATAGTTACATATACATTAACTCCTCCAGAAGATGCACCACCAGAAGCTCCAACCATACGCACGCCAAGACTCCCATCAGAGGCCCTAGCCAGGGGTACAATAGCTTCTGGGCCAGCTTCACCCATAACGCCACGCCTATTCCCAGACATACCAAAAGCAGTAGGAGTGGATACGATAGAGTTAGTGAACGCCCCACCTTGTGCAAAGAACTGAGTACCACCTGTCCAACCACCACCTTTTGCTTGTCGGAAATACTGGGAACTATATCCAGCAGAAGATGCACCAAGTGCGGAAGATTTAGCACCAGCACTCCCAGCAGCAAAACCGTTAGGTCCAGTACCTCCTAAGTAAGCACTGCCTACAGTGAATGCGAGGTTGAACAAACCACTCAGAGCTTGGCTTGCTGCCTGTTGTGCTGCAATCTTGGCCATATCAGCGATTACGCTAGTAGCAAAATCTCTAAAGTTTAACTTACCTGTAACAACAAACTGACCAAGAGCATCACCAGCAGAGTTAAATGCCCCTGTTAGACCTTTATCTACAGCAGCTGCAACGTTGTTAGCAGAGTCTTCAAGATTCTCAAGGGCTCGCGTAAGACCATTAGTCCAGTCTGCTTGAGACACTTTCAAACGCTCATCATTAGAGATAATAGTTTCAGTCAGTTCGGTATGAGTGTCTTTAAGAAGTGCAAGCTTTTGTGTATACTCATCAGGATCAAGACCTTTTGCAAGTTGTCTCTCAAGAGACATTCTATCTCTGGCAAACTGCCTGTCTGCGTCGGCAAGTTGCTCGTTGACGTTTCCTTGTCTATCACCTCTACCAACAGCAGCAACAGCACGATCACCAGATGTTACAACGTTCTCTACTTGCTGTCTAAGTGCATCACGGTAGGCTTCAATGGAGGCTTTCTTTTTCTCATTACTAGCTACAAGCTTCTCATCGAGCTGTTCTTGTTTTGCGGTAAAGTCCTGCTGAGCCTTTAATCTATCTGCCTCTGCTTTGGTTAGTTGGTTGTCAAGAGAGATATTTTGAGCAGCAGTATTACCCTTAACACCTTGCAGTTTTCTAATAGCAGAGATTTGATCATCATAAGCAGAGATAGTTGCATTCTTCTGAGCTTCAAGGATCGCTTTCTGAGATGCGACAGTGGCTGCTTCTGATACTACGTTATTTTTACCGAGAGCTGTTACCTTCTTGTAGTAGTTATCGTACTCGTTTGTAATAAGGCCAATGTTTGACTTTACTTCAGTGACAATACGAGAGTCTACAGGGGTAGAAGGTCCAGCATCTTTCTTCTTCTGTTTCTCAATTGCATCGTCAAGACGTCTCTGAATGTCTTTTTCATACCGGTCATAGAGAGATATTTGTTCTTGAGTAAGGAGTTTACCCTGCTCGGCAGCAATAAGAAAAGCATTAGCCCTATCTTTCTGATACTTTTCTTGCTCTTTTCTTATTCTGTCTACTTCAGTAGTGTCTGATGTTGATAAAGCCTTCTCCGCCCTTTCTGTAAAAGCAACACTTGACCGGCGTTGATCTTCCCTTTGCTTTTGCGCTTTGGCTTGTGCTTCTTCTGCGGCAGCTAAAGGTTTAAGTGCGTCAAGCTTTTTCTGCTGATTTCTGATATAGTAATCATCTGCAATCAGGGTCTTGGCTCTTTCCTTGTTCTCACCAGCAATATTCTCAAAGTACCTTTTACGTACTTCAATTTCTTTTTCAAGGTCAGCTACTTGTTCACCAGCAGGTCGTACTCTACCTACATCATATACAGCATCGACAGTTTCCGAGACTGCAAACTTGACAGCATTCCAAGCCTTGGTGATATAGCCAGCTTGCTCAATGATTCGTTTAGCAGCTTGATCTGTAGCTTCAGCTAAAGTATTCTGCAAGAGGGTTACAGCTTCTGTTTCTTTGTTTTGTTCTCTAAGTGCGACAGCTTGGGCTAAGACAGAGGCTGTTAGAAATTTATACTTCTCATCAAGAGAAATAGCAGCATTTACAGGATCTTTACCCAGAGATGCAAAATCTTCTACAGTCTGCTTTACAGCTTGACCTGTGGCCTTTTCAAAGTTCAAAGCGGCCTGTGCTACACCATAGAAAGAATCCTCAGCAATCTTACCGGAGGATTGAATTTCTATTAAGGCAGCAGCTGCGGCTCTTGATGTGGAAGTTGTGTCATCCAATCTATTACGAAGATCAGCAAATCCTGCCGCTGAAACTCCTGATCTTCCTCCACTCAAGACAGTGGCTTTATTAAAATCCTCTAGCTCTTTTGCAGCATCGAAAGCTGCATAACCAATCCCAGCAATCACTACAGCACCAACAGTGGCCGGGGTGATGATTGCAGCTAAACCTGTAGCTACACCCTTAAGTGCCGGAATAACTCCACCAAAAGTATCCTTAATCTGACCACCCTGCTGGAGTAGGACTGTCAAAGGGGCTTGACCACCTTGAAGAGATACTACAATATCTGTAAACTGAGCAGGAAGGCCGCGAAGTGCTTGTTGATCTTGTTTGAATGTATTACCAGCTTTTGCTCCGGCTTCGATTCTCTTATTGTATTCAGCAGTCTGACGCTTGATTGCGGCAGTGGCATCATCGTACTCTTTAATCTGCTGAGCAGTTGTAAACTTACCTGCTTCTTTAGCAGCATCCAGCCTTTTTTGCTGGAGTTCAAGGTTTCGAAGTTCAGTTCTATAAGGTAGGACAGAGTTAAGAGCTTTCTGGTACTCATCCGCCAGGTTCTTAGTGCCAGATTGAGTAGCCTTAACTTCATCAAGGGCTTTCTTCTGCTGGTCTACTGCCTTATTGTACTGATCAAGAGAAATTTTACCTTCCTGCAAGCCTCTAGATAAGGTTTCAACAGACTGGTTGTAGTTGTCTTGTGCTCTTTGTACAGGGTCGTAAGCAGCAAGAACATTCTGCAACTGATTTGCAAAGTTACGCTCCGCAATACTATTGTCATTTGCTGCCTGAATTGCACTGTCTCTTTTTGCTGCAAATCTAGAAAGCTGTTGGTCGTATTGCTGGACTGAAATGATACCCTTCTGCAAACTGTCATCAAGAACTCTCACATTACGGGCATATTGAACTTCAGCACGTTCGACTTTACCAAGTGTCGCAGTGATCGATTCAAGTTTAGATTGTTGTCTGACGATTGCCTTACTATTATCTTCAGCGGCAAGAGCACTATCTCTTTGAGCCTGTGCTAGCTTAACGTATGTGTCGTACTCTTGGGAGGAGAGCGTTGGTCTAGAGTCTTGTGGACCAGCCAACCCACTTAGTGCTCTTGTTCTATTAAGCTCTTCTATTGTCTTATTGTAATCTTGCTGAGCTTTGATTTGTTTACTAAGGCCAGCAACTGTGGAATCTATAGAAGATTGTTGCCTAGCGGCGGCATTGGACACAGCAGCTGCTTGAGATTCAGATGCCCTTACCAAACGCTCTTGTGCTCTTAATTCTGCATCAGCAGCTGCTTTTCTCTTAGTAGAGTCTCTTTCTTGCAGTCTAGAAACTTGTTCAACAGCATTACCCTGACGAACCACTTTTTCAATATTCGCATCAATAATGCTGTTTAATCTTGCATACTCTTCAGGTGCAGTGCTCTTAAGGTCAGATTGAGCTAGCTTCTTCCTCTGCTCTGCGAGATTTGCAAGCTTCTTAGCTTGGGCATCAATAGCCGTGGTAAGATTCTGTTCAGCTTGAGCAGCCTTATTTGCAGAACTTATTCCATTTTCAGAAACAGAGGAGTTCACCTTAGCCGCATTACTTGCCCTACCTGCTGCTTCCGCAAAGTCATTAAAATTCTTTGTTGCCCTCTCTAACGGAGAGCTGTCAACCGTTACCTGTAACTCAGCTATTGTTGGCATCTTGTTTATTTTCTCCCATAGTGATGAGGGCTTCGTTCTCCATCACTTGAATGTCGGGGAACATATCTTGCATATCTTTTTTCTTAAAACCTAACATCTTACAAACAGCAGGAATTGCGTTGTAATCTAAGCCAGTAGCGCCACCCATACCAACTCTCCACTGGGATTGCATTGTATGGAAAACAGAGAAAGCCTTCCAGTTTACATCCCAAACCTCAATCTCTTCAGGTGGAATTTCTTCCAGCTTTAATCCAAAGAGAGAGGCTTGGTGTTCACTTGCATCTGCTTCATACATAGCATGGGCAACGCGAATCAGTTTCCCGAGCGAGCCTTAGTGTATGCTTCGTTATATGCATCCTGAATAGTATTGGTAACAGAGGTCAAAGTAGAAACAAGAGCCTCAATGTTCTCATCATTAAATTGCTCGTCAAAACCCCAACCAGCAACAATATCCTTAACCTGATCAACTTGAAGTTCAATCTCTTTCTCTGCCCAAGTTTCAAGCTCCCAATTCTCTTCCTGACCAACCTTTACCATCTCTTCGTTTTGCTTAGCCCATTTACTATAGATCTTAGCCAAACCCTTACGGTCGAATACTTTGAAAGTGAAAGGAACTTCAAGAACACCACCATCAATACGTGGGATGTTTACAACTTTCTTGAAAGTTGGATTCAGTGCAATTTTAAAACTTTTACCAGCCATATAATGTCTCCGCTTAATTAGTATGTTTTAGTTTCAAGACCATTTACATAGTCATTTCGAAGTTTTTCAATCATAGCACTAACTCTAGAAGTTACATGCTCGCTATACACAACTTCGAAGTTTTTGCAAAATTCTTTGTATCTAACAATTATGTCCGAAAGAAGATCAATCTTTGCTAATTGCCACAGCCTATGACACTCAATAGCTGTATTTCTAGTACCAAGAGTT